ATTGTCAGTTCGGTCGAAAGACCAACAGTCACAACAGTTGGAGCATCAACGCTGCTCATTGCAGATGTTCGAGTTTCTACCTACTACACAAGAACAATATAAGGAGCAATCATGGCAACCCAAGTTATTACTGGTCGTGATATTAATTTGTCTTTTTCAGGATCACTTGGAACAGACATTGATGCACAAGCATTATCAGCGACTTTAACAAAAACAATAGATCGCCAAACCTATCAAACCCTTGATGGAGAGGCTTACAAGACAACAAATGTTGAAGCTGAATTTACTATGGAACTTTTAGCAGACTGGGGCAAGACAAACTCAGTATGCGAGGCTTTATGGGCAGCAGCAGACAACACACCAGATTCAACTTTCACAATTACAATGACAGTAACATCTGGACATACTTTTGCATTTGATTGCTTACCAGCTTACCCACAACCAGTTGGCGGAACAGCACCAGATGCACAAACTGCAACATATACTTTCAAAGTATCTAAGGGCGCAGTAACAGAATCACTATAATAAAAAAACGGGAGCAAAAAAATGAAGTTACCAATCACAATTGAATATAACTCAGGCGAGCAAGCAACATATATTGCCCAACCGCCTGAGTGGGCTAAATGGGAAAAATCAACTGGCAACACCATAAGCCAAGCAAAAGAAAAACTTGGAATGTGGGATTTGATGTTTTTAGCATACAACGCTCACAAGCGCGAAGCTGCTGGAAAACCAGTTAAACCATTTGAGGCTTGGATGGAAACAGTCAGCGATGTCATTGTCGGTGATGCAAACCCAAAAGCCACCCAGCAGGAAGCCTAAGCAGATTATTGGTTGAGTTGGCAATAGCCACACAAATTCCAATGAGCGAATGGGTTGATTCAGACGATATTTTAACAGCGATCGAAGTATTGGAGGCGAGGTATGGCAAGTGAAACTATCGCCTACGATAAAAAAGATTTGCGTGATATCTACAAGGCTTTCAAACTTATGGATGAGCAGGCTACTGAGGAAGCAAGAGCGCAATCTGCTGCTTTGGCGTATTTTGCATCTGAGGAAATTAAGCAAGCAGCTGGACAAAGAACAAAGGCTGGCAAGGTTGCGCAGAGAGTCGCAGATGGCGTTAGCATCTCTAAATCGAGCAAGATCGGTGAGTTCAGTTATGGATTCGCCAGACAAAAGTTTTCAGGTGGTGCTACTACACAAACCCTATGGGGTGGCATTGAGTTTGGTTCAAATAAATACAAACAGTTTCCTAGTTATTCGGGACGGCAAGGTCGTGGATCTCGCGGATGGTTCATTTATCCAACCCTTCGCAGAATTCAGCCTGAATTGATTAACAAATGGGAACAAAGTTTTGATCGCATTATTAAGGAATGGGTCTAATGGCTACTGGTAACCGCACTCTTAAACTCTCGATCCTTGCCGATGTTGATGATCTTAAAAAGAAGTTAGGCGAGGCTGACAAAGCCGTTGAGGAAAACTCAAGCAAAATTGGCGAGTTTGGCAAAAAAGCTGCTGCTGCATTTGCGGTCGCTGCTGCTGCTGCCGTTGCTTATGGCACTAAATTAGCCATTGACGGGGTTAAAGCAGCCATTCAAGATGAGCAGGCACAGTTAAGGTTAGCTGCTGCTTTGAGAACCGCCACAGGGGCAACTGAAGGTCAAATAAAGGCAACTGAAGATTTTATCCTTCAAACATCTTTAGCGACTGGAGTTGCAGATGACAGCCTTCGTCCAGCATTACAAAGACTTGCAGTCAGCACAAAAGATACTGGCGAAGCCCAAAGATTATTAAGCCTTGCTTTAGATATTTCTAAAGGTAAAGGCATTGAGTTAGAAACAGTTGCAAATGCTTTGGGTCGTGCTCAGGATGGAAACACCACAGCTCTAGGCAGATTAGGATTGGGTTTATCTAAAACCGAACTTGCAACCCTTTCATTTACCGAAGTGCAACAAAGATTATCTGATCTTTATGGTGGCGCAGCAGCTGCAAACGCTGAAACCTTTCAGGGCAAGATTGATCGCTTAAAGGTTGGATTTGATGAGGCTAAGGAAAGTTTAGGCGTTGCTTTATTGCCACAGGTTGAAAAGTTTATTACATTCTTAAACGATACTGGCATTCCAACATTGAACGCATTTATTGCAGGATTAACTGGCGATCAAGGATTAAGCGCATCATTGAATGAAACTCAAAGAGGTGCTGAAAGTTTTGGAAAAGCAATTGGAGTGGTTTCAGGAATTATTTCAGGATTTATTACATTCTTAAGAGAAGCAATTGGTTTTGTCACCATTCTTGCAAATGGTTTGATTGGCGTTGTTAATATAATTCCGGGCGTTAATATCGGATCAATTCCAAACATCGCCCCATCAGCTGCTGGAATTCCACAACTTTCACAAATTCCAAACGCAAGAGAAAACCGATCAACCACAGTTAATAACATTACAGTTCAAACAATTGACAGTGAAAGCGCAGCTAGAGCCGTTGCCAAAGTTATTAACGAAAGCGCAGCAAGGTCGATTCCAGCATTGAGCGGCACAAGCGTTCGAGGTAATTAATGACTGTTTTTACGCCTGAATGGAAATTGACTGTTGCTGGAACTGATTATACAAACATAGCAATAAGCGATATTCAACATCAAGCTGGTCGGACTGATATTTATACTCAACCATCCCCTTCTTATATGCAGGTAACCTTGGTCGCTTTATCTGGTCAAACCTTGCCATTTGCGATTAACGATAGTTTTGCTTTACAAGTCAAAAACAGTTCAGGAACTTATGTAAATCTTTTTGGTGGAGATATTACCGATCTAACTGTTGAAGTTGGAGCATTTGGAGGCGTATCTAAGGTCGTCAATTACACAATTCTTGCAATGGGATCTTTGGTCAAGTTAGCCAAAGAAATCTACAATGGGACAATTTCTCAAGATGAGGATGGCAACCAGATTTATGATTTACTGTCTAGCGTATTGCTTGGAACTTGGGCTGAAGTTCCAGCAGCTTCTACTTGGGCAACATATTCTGCAACTGAAACTTGGGCTAATGCTTCAAATCTAGGACTTGGCGAGATTGATCAACCCGGACTTTACACAATGGAAAATCGAGCAGCTTCACCAGATACGATTTACAACATCGCGAGCCTTATAGCCAATTCAGCCTTTGGATATTTGTATGAGGATAATGCAGGCAATATTGGGTATGCCGATGCGGATCACAGACAGAATTATCTATTGACCAATGGTTATGTTGATCTTGATGCTAATCATGCTCTAGGTTCAGGATTATCAACCATCACTAGATCAGGTGATATTCGAAACGATATTTACATTAATTACGGTAATAATTTTGGATCTCAAAAAACTGCTTCAAGTGCAACTTCAATTGCAACTTATGGCTACAAATCAGAAAGTATTAATTCGGTGCTTCACTCAGCTGTGGATGCTCAAGCTGTGGCAGATCGATACATTGACCAAAGAGCTTTCCCACAACCAGTATTCCAAAGCATCACTTTCCCATTGACAAATCCTGAGATTGATAATTCAGATCGAGATAACCTTCTTGGGGTCTTTGTGGGTCAGCCGTTAAATATCACAAATCTACCTGCTCAAATTTCAGGTGGGGAGTTCGAAGGTTATGTTGAAGGCTGGCGTTGGAGCACTCGGTTTAATGAACTATTTCTCACAATAAATCTTTCACCAGTTGCCTTTAGTCAAGTCGCTATGCGATGGAATACTGTGCCAATCAGTGAGGCTTGGAACACTTTAAGCAATACTTTAACATGGGAATACGCTACAATCGTAGCCTGAGATAAAGGACAATATGGCAACCACTACTAACTATGGCTGGACAACACCAGACGACACCGCGCTGGTTAAAGATGGCGCAAGTGCTATTCGCACACTTGGTTCATCTGTTGATACAACCACCAAAGCATTAAACCCATCTACAACTCTTGGCGATATTGAATATCGTTCATCAACTGCCAACACAAACACAAGACTTGGAATAGGATCAACTGGAAATGTTTTAACTGTAAGCGGTGGCGTTCCTACATGGGCTACACCAGCAGCTCCTGCACCGGCAAGTGCAACTGCAACTGTTGCTACTTCCGAATCAACAACATCTGGCAGTTATACAAATTTAACAACTTCAGGCCCAGCAGTTACATTAACAACTGGCACAAAAGCCTTAGTTATAGCATCTTGTCAAATAGAAAATCTTACAAATAATAATCAAGAAGGTTATGTTGATTTTGCAATTAGTGGTGCAACAACAAGAAGTGCATCAGATGCAACTGCTATTTACTTAAAAGCAAATTCATCTAGTCCAAGAATTAGAACTTCTGTTGCAAATAGTGTAACCGTAACTGCTGGCAGCAATACTTTTACTATGAAATATCGCGCAGATAGTGTTAGTTCAACAACCTTTTTAAATAGAAGTTTAATAGTGATAGATTTGGGGTCATAACATGGCAATAACATCAAAGGAAATTAATTTAACTCAATTAGATCAAGAAATTGGCGGAAAAGGATTATGTGCTGACTTCAATGATCCTAAGAAAAAACTAATCATTCCTGCCGATGGTTCAAATGTAACTGAGGATGAATTAAAAGCAGCTATTGCTTCTCATGTTGCTGGCCCAAGTCAAGATCAAATTATTAAATTAAATCGTGAGCAAGGTTTAGCAAAACTAAAAGAATTAGGTTTTACTGACGATCAAATCTCTGCATTACTTAATGGCTAATGAAGCCTTGGTTATCTAAAGCTGCTGTTCAGTTAAGAGAGCAAACTGATGACTGCTTCCCTGACAGGGATCGTAAAAGTGATGGATGGATTGCTTCTGTTTCACACTTATCCAGAGCCCCAAAATCCGACCACAACCCTGATGAAAAAACAGGATGTGTCAGAGGATTGGACATTTCTGCTGGGCTATCTGACGACAAACGGATTTCAGCATATTTGGCAGATCAGATTAGATTGTATGGGAAATCTCAAGGGCGCATCAGTTATGTAATCTTTGAGGAGAAAATTGCTTCTCCTTTGCTTGGCTGGAAATGGCGTAAATACAAAGGCATTAACAAGCATAACCATCACATTCACATCAGCTTTAAGAACGATCAAGATAACAATTCAGAGTTCTTTAACATCCCACTACTAGGAGGAACAATTGGCTGATAACTATAAAATCTCAATCGATCAAGGCGCGACTTATAGTTTAGCCTTAACATACAAAGACAGCGCAGGAGCAGCAATCAATTTAACTGGTTACACAGCTGCTATGCAGATCAGAAGCAGTTATGAAAGCACGACCACAGTTTTAAGTTTGACCTCTAGTGCTGGCATTGTTATTACTGCTGCAACAGGATTATTGACAGTTAATATAACATCAACTCAGACGACTGCATTAACGCCCGGAACTTATGTTTATGACCTAGAGATAACATCAGCATCAAATGTTGTTACTCGTTTAATTCAGGGATCGGTGATTGTTTCAGCTGAGGTAACTCGATGAGTGATAACGCCTTAACAGTTACTGAGGTAGTCAATTCTGTAACAGTTACGCCTATTGTAAATGCAGTTGCAGTTTCAGCTGTTGGAATACCGGGATCGCAAGGGCCACAAGGAGCACAAGGTAGTCAAGGTGCTACTGGTAGTGCTGGTGCAACTGGAGCAACTGGAGCAACTGGAGCAACTGGAGCAACTGGCGCAAAGGGTGATCAAGGCATTCAAGGCATTCAAGGCATTCAAGGCATTCAAGGAGTCAAGGGCGATACAGGAAATACAGGGGCAACGGGTGCAACTGGAGCAACAGGGGCAAAAGGCGATCAGGGTGATCCAGGCTCATCACCTTTTTGTGTTAAAACTTCTGGACAATATTTCAAAACTCCAGTAGCAGCTTTTGCTGCTTCAACTATTGTAAATCAACGAGTTTATTACACTCCAATTTTTATTAATCAAACTACAACTTTTGACAGAATTGCATTACGAACTTCAGCCTTCGTCGGAACTTCAACAGTCAGACTTGGTATTTACAACGACACAAATGGATTTCCATCAACTTTAGTTTTAGATGCTGGAACAGTTACTTGCACTGCTGCCACGACAATCTATGAAATTACAATTTCCCAATCTTTAACAACTGGCATATATTGGCTTGCTTTTTGCCAGCAAGGTACTGCCCCGACAACCCCTTCTTATAGTGGAAATGGCGCAGGTGCTCAAGCGGTTTATAATGCACTCATAGTTGGTGCAGCTGCCCCTAATTCAAATGAAAATGTTGGCTTTTTACAAAACTCTGTAACGGGTGCTTTTACAACTGCAACATCTTTGGCAGTTGCAACAGTCACTCCTTATGTGTGGGTTAGGGCTGCTTAATGTCAAAGAAAATAACCTACGGGCTTGGGGGCTACGACCCAACCAAGCCAAACAACAACATTGTCGAGGAAATCGACATTCCAGATGAGGAGCAAGAATGAAACTGACCAATAAACATAAGGCAGCAATTAAGTCATATCTGAGAGCTGTTGCAGCTTCTGGAATTACTGTGGCTTTAGCAATTGCTGGAGATATTAAGCCTGAATACGCAGTATTGCTTGGCGCGTTAATTGCTCCTTTAATCAAAGCCATTGATCCTACTTCTGGTAAAGAGGTTGATTATGGTATCGATGCGAAATGACGCCAAACGATTGGGTCGCGTTAGCCGTTGGTGGTTGCGCAATCGCAAGCAGTTTATTACTGGCTCTGCGCTGGGTTATTAAATCCTACTTAGCCGAACTTAAACCTAATGGTGGAGCGTCAATAAAGGATCAAATAAATCGGCTTGAGAAGCGTGTCGATGATCTCTTTGTCTTAATCAGTAAGTCATAATTTTAATTATGGCGAACACTCGAAAACCTATCAAACGCAAAAAGATCAATAGGCGTATCGTTCGCCAATCTCCTGAGCCACTAACAAAGATCGATCAGCATTACATGGCTTTGCACGAATGCTACAAAGCAGCCAGAAAAGCAGGATTTACGCCTGAACACGCTTTTTGGCTTATGACTGAACATAAGACTTTTCCTGATTGGATCGTAGGCGATGGAGGGATCATTCCTTCCATAGATCCAACTGACGATGAGGATGACGATTAAGCGATATCTGGTAATTTCAGATTTACAAATCCCATATCACCATGAAGCAGCTGTCAAAAATGTCATTAAACTTGCAAGGCGTGAGAAGTTTGATAGCGTTCTATGCGTTGGCGATGAAATTGACTTTCAAACCATTTCTCGATGGGCTGAAAAAACACCTTTGGCTTATCAGCAAACCCTTGATCAAGATCGCACAGCTACTCAAGAGATCCTTTGGTCATTAACTGAAAACGCTAAGGAAGCGCATATTGTTAGATCCAACCATACCGACAGGCTTTACAACACACTTCTAAAAGTTCCGGGCATGTTATCCCTGCCTGAATTGCAATACGCAAAGTTTATGGATTTCGATAGTTTAGGCATTACCTTTCATAAGACATTCTATGAATTTGAAAAGGGCTGGATCTTGGCTCATGGCGACGAAGGCAACGCCAATCCAAATGCTGGAATGACTGCGCTTAACTTGGCTCGTAAGACTGGCAAATCCTGCGTTATAGGCCACACCCATAGACTGGGCATGAGTGCCTATTCTGAGGGCATAGGAGGCCATTACAGGCCACTTTATGGCATTGAGGTAGGAAACCTTATGAATAAGGCTAAAGCCGCTTATACGCGAACTGTGGCCAATTGGCAGATGGGTATTGCTATTCTTGAATGGAATGGCAAGAACATGACGCCTACGCTTATTCCGATCAATAAAGATGGATCATTTACAGCTCTTGGAAAGTCGTATGGAGTGTGAAACAGAGTATCAGCCACGCACGATTGATGATCATATCGATGCAGTTGAGGCTCTTGGCTTTATCTAATCGTTATAAAACACGCCGAAAGTAATTAACCACGCTTCCTTGATTTAGGTCATACTTTATGTATGCACAGATGGTCTGTGTATATGTAGGGAGCGACATGAACCAAAACTTAGAGGACTTGATGCTGGAGTATTTACTTCGCAAAAAGTTGGATCAAGAAATATCTATAAAAAAGCCAATAAATTCAACTGCGCCAGTTCCAAAAGGCAGACCAAAGTATAATAAACGGAAAAACTTTATAAGACATTCATGGTCTTTTGAAGATGCTCAAATGGTGGCTGAATTGCACAAACAAGGATTTAGTCATTCACAAATTGCCAAAAGAATGAACTTAAGAAAAAGTCAGGTATCGGGGGCAATTTCCGCTATGAAAAACAATAGTCGCATTGACTCAGCTTTACCAAAATTGTTGGTGAATTCATGACATTAAAAGAAGCTGGTTTAGTTTGGGTGGCAACAATGGTTGCAATCATCTGGGCTATGGGAATATACGAAAATGCAAAGCAAACGCATTACTGGCGCGGTCGCAAAGATGGCTGGGATATGCATCGCCGAATGATTGATTCCAAATCAAAGTCAGATGAAGTATTTGATTATGACAAAAACTGAAACCCTGTTTGATGAGGTCATTACTACGATCCAACAGCGCGGAAGCGTTTATGGACATCCGTATTACAACCACAAACGAATTGCAGGCTTATGGTCTGCTTATCTCGACTTCCCAATCACACCACACCAAGCTGCATTATGTATGGCACTGGTCAAAGTTTCTAGGCTTAGTGAAACTCCAGATCATTACGACAGTATCAAAGACTTTATTGCCTATGGATCTGTCTATAAAACTGTGCTTGATGCCGTCCAAGACGAAAACTGGGAGGACTAATAATGGCTTTTAATTTAGAAGATTACGAAACCGTAGAATCAAGATTGGAGAAGTGGCATGGACAATACCCAGATTCCAGATTGGAAACAGAACTTATCGAGGCATCAAACAATCGATTCATTGTATTTTGCAAACTATTCAAAACAGAGGCAGATGCCAAGCCATGCTCGACGGGACTCGCTTCTGAAACGATTTCGGATAGAGGTGTCAATGCTACTTCTGCGCTGGAAAATTGCGAGACTTCAGCGATCGGTAGAGCGCTTGCAAACGCTGGTTTTGCAGCTAAAGGCAAAAGAGCTTCTAAAGAAGAAATGGTAAAGGTTGCTAGTTTCAAAGAGAAATTAGAATCAAAACAAAATATCTATGGAAAGTCCGGCAGATCTGCTGCAATTGAAACTGCACTTCGTAGTTCATTTGAAGCTGAAAAAGATGTTGCGCCTGTTGCCTGGACTATTGGCGATGTTGTATCAGAAATCGGTGCATCAACACCAAATGAACCGCCTGCATGCGAGCATGGTCATATTCTTAAAGAAGGAATATCGAAAGGAGGTAAGCCATATTATGGTTATGTATGCAAAGCCAAACAATGCGAACCTAAATGGGCAAAACTTACAGCTAATGGAAAATGGTATTTCGAAGGAGGTGAATAAATGGGTTATGTAGAGATTATCGATGGCTCTGGATTAATGGCAACGATTGAAAACGATGCGATCAAAGTAGAGCCAACGACACTTCATTGCGATTTGTGCAACGATGACAGATTACTTCATGAGGGCGATCTGCTTCGATGCTATTCCTGTCATTCAATCAATCGGATTCCATAGTGCCGAATTACGAATACGAATGTGATGGCGAGGGATTGAGTATTGTATTGGATCTTCCAATGGAGCACGAAATCCCTTGTTGTCAAGTATGCGGGGCTAAATTAAGTCGTGTTTATACAGCTGTGCCAGCAATCTTTAAGGGATCAGGATGGGCTGGTAAAAGTGGTTAAATTCAAATGTAATGGCTGCTCAGGTAATACGGAGTTTATCTGGCTTGAAGGTTATTCAGCAGCTAATGGCTTCAGAGTGTATCAATGCCTGCGTTGCAATTGCGTTGGAACTAAGAACTTAGCAGAAGCTACTGACACTCAAGAGCCTGTTATCCGATGCACAAAGTGTGGATCATGGCAGTTTGTAGATCAGGTCTGTCATACATGTGAATTGATTGCTACTAAATGACACGCCGTCTGACCTGCGGTTTTGTTATTACATTTGGAGTGATGTGATACCCTTAAACGCAAATTCGCTTTCAGAGCGAAAGGGCGATCTGCGAAGCAGAAAGATCGCAAGGTTTGGTTTGGTGATATCTCTGTTCACTGTCTTGAACATAGCCTTTCTAAAAGATGATTCCGTAGCTGCTAATACAACAAACCATTACAGACAATGGGCTTTCATACAGCTTAACAATCTAGATGAGTTTTATTGTTTAGATGAATTATATTTTAGAGAATCTAGATGGAATCCAAAAGCCCGAAATGGTAGTCATTATGGTATTCCACAAGGTCGTAGTAAATACTTACAAAGAGCTGATGGATTTAAGCAGGTTGAATGGGGTTTAAAGTATATTGAGAATAGATACGGAACTCCATGCAAAGCATTACAACATCTCAAGACTAAGAGTTACCATTGAGTAGATCAGCGTTAAGAGATAGCGGATCGACCAGACAATGGCGAAACATAAGATCAAGAATACTTAGGAGAGATGGGCATATCTGTCAATACTGTGGTCAGGAAGCAGATACAGTTGATCATGTGATACCAAGACGATTAGGTGGATTAGATAGTGACGACAATTTGGTTGCAAGTTGCAAACGATGTAATTTATCTAAGGGTGGGCGGTTTTTTGTGAGCAAGAGAACACCACCGACCCCCCGTTCCTTTTCTAACCCACAAAACACCTCAATCGGGCACGAACCGACTGGATCAGCTTGATTGACCTTAAAACTGGAGAGATCCTAAACGATCTACCTTCATCGACAATAGGAGGTGTGGAAACACCCCGAATTCACTCACCTTTGAATAATTTACCTTCAAAAGGTCAAGAAATGATCGACTTTGCAGCTGATATTGGTATTCCCTTGATGGAATGGCAGAAGTTTGTTGCAATTCATGGACACAAAGTTAAACCAGATGGCAGATGGCATCACACAGAGGCTGGGTTATTGATCGCAAGACAGAATGGCAAATCTACATTTATGATGCTTCGCATTTTATGTGGCATGTATGTCTGGGGCGAAAATTTACAGCTGTCATCAGCGCACCGACTTACAACTTCTCTTGAAACATTCCGGCAAATGGTTTCTCTAATTGAGGAAAATGATCGCTTGGCTTCTGAGGTAAAAAAGATAAGATGGCAACATGGAGCTGAAGAAATGGAATTAAAAGGTGGTCGTAGGTTTGTGGTCAAAGCTGCTAACAATGCTTCGCGTGGTATTTCCAAACCTTCCACAATTCACTTGGATGAATTAAGAGAATATAAAGATGAGGATGCTTGGTCATCAATGCGATACACAATGATGGCTGCACAAAATCCGCAAGTTTGGATTTATTCCAATGCTGGAGATCAACATTCAATTATCCTGAACAAACTTCGGGAACGCGCCTTAGCCACAGGCATGAACCCATCAGACACGCTCGGTTGGTTTGAGTGGAGTGCTGAACCAGATGCGCCAATTACACTTCCGTCAGGCGATATTAACTGGCCAGCATTTGCCCAAGCCAACCCATCGTTAGGCATAACCATCCACCCAGACAATTTGCGTGCTGTCCTTAATGATCCCCCAGATATTGTAAGAACCGAAGTTTTATGTCAATGGGTCGATACAATCAATTCAGCTATTGATGCACAAAAGTGGGCATTATGTCAGACTGACCCAATACCTTTAGATCCTGAAAAAGAAACTTGGTTTGGGTTAGATTTAAGTCCAGATAGAAAGTTTGGCGCATTGGTAGCCACACAAAAACTTCCGGGCGAAAAGTTCAATTTGGTTTTACTTCACACCTGGTCAAATGATTATTCAATTAACGATCTAGCGGTTGCAAACGATATTGCGCCGTATGTTAGAAAATATAATGTTCAGACTGTCGCTTATTCCAAGAGGACTGCACAAGCTGTCGCAAGTCGGTTAGTTCCTGCTGGAATTCCCATTACTGATATGGATGGGGCGATATATGCTGAAAGTTGTGATCGGTGGCTGGGCGCAATCAATTCCCATCGATTACAGCATGGTGGGCAAGATGAACTTACCCAACAAACACTTTCCGCTGCGAAACTGCCCTATGGGGATGGGTCATGGATCATCGGGAGGCGTGCAAGTCGAGTGGCAGTTTGTGCAGCTGTCGCTTCGGCATTAGCAACTTATTTTGCGACACAACAAGAAACGGAAATTGATATACAAGTCGGATAATTAGGTTATATGGTATATTATGTGCTAATGGGATTATTCGATCGTTTTAACACAAAGCCAGTAATTACAGCAACAACCGATGTGGCTGCATCTTATGCACCTTACAATTTACAAGCTGCTGTTGGCGGCATATTCTTTGGAACACAATCTGCAACTCGCGAACAAGCAATGTCAGTTCCTGCTGTTGCAAGAGCAAGAAACATAATTTGCTCAACAGTCGGATCATTACCAATTGAAACTTACAATCATTTTACAAAAGAGCATTTGCGACCAACAAGAGTTTTAATGCAACCTGATCCACGAATTCCGGGATCTGCAACTTATGCTTGGGTTGCCGAGGACATTTTATTTACAGGGTTTGCTTATGGACAAGTCTTGGATTCCTACTCCGACAGCGATGGCGCAAGAGTTAGAGCATGGACAAGAGTTTCACCAGATCGAGTTACTTACCAGTTAAATTACAATCAAACTGAAATTTTATTCTATAAATTAGATGGCGAAGAATTGCCATTACATGGCACAGGTAGTTTGGTTATATTTAACGGACTTGATGAAGGTGTATTAAATCGCGCTGGTCGCACAATTAGAGCAGCACAAGAATTAGAAAAAGCAGCTGAGATGTATGCCAAAGAGCCAGTTCCAACAATGGTTCTTAAATCAAATGGCACAAACTTAACACCAGAGCGAATTACAAGATTACTTGAAAGTTGGAAAGCAAGTAGAGCAACTCGATCAACTGCATTCTTGAATGCTGATGTTGAATTGCAAGCATTAGGTTTTGACCCTGCTAAATTACAATTAAATGAAGCACGCCAATACCTTGCTTTAGAATGCTCACGCGCCATTGGTATTCCGGCAAGTTTCATATCTGCCGAAACTACATCAATGACTTATTCAAACATGACAGCCGAAAGAAAAGCATTGATTGACTTTTCATTGCGACCAATCTTAACTGCAATTGAACAAAGACTTTCTATGGCTGATTTTGTGCCAAATGGTGTTGAGGTCAGATTTGACATTGACGATTTCTTGCGTGGATCTGCATTAGAGCGTGCGCAAGTTTATGAAATCCTAAACCGCATTGGCGCAATGAGCGTTGAGC